TTTTGGTTATATAAAACGCACCTTATATGATTTTTAGTTATATAGGCCCAAACGCACCAATTTGCGTATTAGTAGGAGTATGAACAAATACGTTTATCAAATTCAAGGCGCCATGGAAAATGCAATTGGGCAATTCACTGGCTTTAGGGTATTGGTATGCGATTTGTACAATTTTGAATCAGTAGACGTACCCGCTGGCATTATGGATAAAGAAACAAGGAAGTATGTTGAGTTTCGCTTGCGGTTAACAGATGAGGCATTAAACATTCAGCGTCTACCAATCAAAATCCAAAACAACATTCGGGCGCCGTTAGGGCGTTGGCTGGACCGTTGGGTCCTACAAAACTTTTATGGCGATACTAGCAACTCAAAGGGTGTTAACCCTTGATTATTGGAAATTAGCAAATGATATCCGTAATGGTGATATTCTTTTTGATCGGTTTGGTAAGCCCGTCAAAGTAACACTAGCCCAGCAATATCGCGCCCAGCGCTGTTTTGAGGTGCAGTTTAACGACGGCTTGACTGTGGCGGGCGATCACAACCTCAAATTGCCCCTGGAAAATGAGAAGTATCGCAAACGAGCCCAGGATTACAAAGGCAAACGCAAGTTTAAGCGACCATTGCGACCCACCACAATGGAAAAGCTAACTGAACTGCCGCTTACCGGCAGAGAAAACCGCAAGGAATACTCTGTACCCACTGCAGGACCCCTGCAATTTCCCCATCAAAGCCTGCCTGTACCCCCGTTTGTGGTTGGGTTTTGGTTTTTTAATCGCAAAAAAGACGGGATGTTAAAGCCATCCCCCGAGTTTGACCAAGTTGTCAGGGAAAAGTTTAGGGATTATGGGTACATCCCCACAAAAAAGCCTAGGTTTACAACCACACCAACCATCACCAGCCATCTTGTCCCGAATGTGCCGGTAAGAATACCGAATAATTATCTTCTTGCCTCCGCGACTCAGCGGCAAGAACTGCTCTCAGGAATTTTGCACAGTAAACCGCGGCAATTTTCTAAACGCACACAACGTTTTCGTTTTACCATGCGCAGCCGCGCCCTCGTTGCGCAGGTGCAGCAGTTAGCGGAGTCATTGGGTTGCAAAACGGTCATGATACACAACCCGATCAGAAAGTACTATACTGTTTTTATTACGACTAAGCTACAACTAACCCACGAACAAACCCCCAAGCCGATTAAAGTTCGGCAGACTTGGCGGCTTGTCAGTGATATCTATGAAATCAAACCACAGAACTGTGTTCACATCGAAACAGATGGCGAAGATAGCACGTTCTTGGTCGGAGAAGGATTTATTCCATGCCTTTAACAACGCATCAGGAAGAACAATTAAAGAAATTTGCAGCAGCGCGAAAACATTGGCCAACTGCCGAGCTAGAGGCGACGCTTTGGCAAGTAAAATGGGCACTGCAAGCGCTGCCACACCAACAAGAACCCGAAGATGGAGAATATGATACGTTCCTTATGCTTGCCGGTCGCGGATCTGGCAAAACGCACACTGCTAGCCATTGGATTGGCATTCGTGCTTGGAATTATTCCGGCACACGCTGGCTCGTCACTGCCCCAACCTCCAATGATATACGCGCAACTTGTTTTGAAGGAGACTCCGGACTTCTTAATATCATCCCCCCTTCACTTATACGGGATTACAACAAGTCCCTCTTCGAGATTACCCTTATCAACGGATCAATCATTCAAGGAATTCCAGCGTCCGAGCCAGAACGCTACCGCGGTAAGCAATATCACGGGGCTTGGTTTGACGAGTTGTGTGCGTTTGATTACCTTGACGATGCCTACGACGGCGTACAGTTTACCCTCCGTCTTAAAGACCCCCGGATCCCTCGAGTGCAGCAGATTATTACCACCACTCCAAAACCCCGGGAACTTATTGTCGACCTTAACGAAGGAAAAGTAGGCGGCGATGTTTATGTAGTAAACGCTAGCTCGTACGACAACAAAGCAAACCTCTCTGCTACGTTTTTCAAACAGCTTGAGACTTATGAGGGCACCGATACAGGGCGTCAGGAGATTTACGGTGAGATTTTGGATCCCGAGTCTGCCGGTATTATCAAGCGTTCTCAGTTTCGTATGTGGCCGGCAAATAAGCCAACCCCGACCCTGGAATATGTGCTGGCCTCATACGATCCTGCTACTAGCCAAAAGACAGTGAACGACCCCACCGCGTGTGAAGTGTGGGGAATCTTTGAACAACTGGACGGCGGCATGGCAGCTATTTTGCTTGACTGTTGGGATGAACATTTGTCTTACCCTGAATTGCGCCGCAAAGTAGTCAATGATTTTAAAGAGGTCGTTTATGGTGCGGACAACGATTTTGGTAAGGGACGAAAAGCCGATCTCATATTGATGGAAGACAAATCAGCGGGTATCTCGCTAATCCAAGAGCTTCAGCAATCTGGCGTACCGGTGCAAGGTTACAACCCAGGTCGTGCAGATAAGATCCAGCGTCTTAACATTGTCGCGCCCCTCGTGGCTAAGGGCAAAGTGTTTATTCCGGAAGATGCCAACCAAAAAGGTCAGTATGCTTCCTGGAGTAAACGTTTTTTGCGCCAAGTCTGTTCTTTTCCCGAAGCAGGCGGTCATGATGACTATGTGGACGCATTGTCTCAAGGATTGCGTTATTTGCGCGATTTAGGCTGGTTACAGCTAGATCCCTTGCCTGCGCGTGATTATGACTACGCTGACGATGATATGCGCAAGAAATTCGCCAATCCCTACGCCCAATAGGGCGGAAAGCCAGTAAATAGCGTATTAGTTAAAATAAGGACCTCTATGTCCACCCAATTCTATTTTGCTGGCAATCCAGCAACAAACACAAGATAATCTATGGCAAATCCAATATTACCGATGCAATCTGGTGCTAATCTGCCCGGTCTCGATAGAGAAGAGGACGATCTCCGTGAAGCAACGCAGCAAGATGCTGACATGGAAGCATACGAAGACGCACTCGGTTTAGATCCAGATGAAGTAGAACAAGAAGTAATTGAACTTGATGACGGTTCTGTCATCGTTAATTTCCAAGAAAAAGCAAGCCCACTTAAAAATCCTGAGTTCTATGCCAACATGGCAGAAGAAATGGATGAGGGTGTACTTGACCAGTTAGCTAACGAATATCTTGATTACCTTGACGTTGATAAAGAAGCACGTAAACAAAGAGACAAACAATATGAAGAAGGATTACGAAGGACAGGTCTTGGTAAAGACGCACCTGGGGGCGCAACGTTTGACGGAGCTTCTAAGGTGGTACACCCTGTTATGGCAGAAGCTTGCGTTGACTTTGCAGCATCTAGCACAAAAGAGCTTTTACCTTCTGATGGCATTGTTAAATCAAATATTAAAAGCGAAGCCGGACGATCACAAGTAGAAGTAGCTGATCGTAAAGTTAACTTCCTTAACTGGCAGTTAACAGAACAAGTTGCCGAGTACCGCGATGAGATGGAGCAGTTGCTCACTCAGTTACCACTTGGCGGTTCACAATTTCTTAAATGGCGCTGGGATGAAGATCAGCGTCGCCCAACGTGTGAATGGGTACCGATTGATAACATTATCCTTCCTTACTCCACAACCAATTTTTACACCTCACAACGTGTAGCAGAGCAACAAGACATTACTGAAGATACTTATCAACAACGTATTGATCAAGGTATCTATCGTGACATTGACGCATCATACTCGTCTGATACACCACTTACCGATCAGACTCGCGCCCAAGCTGCTAACGATAAGATTGAAGGCAAAGATGAGCCATCTAAAAATATTGATGGATTGCGTCGTGTGTATGAAATCACTTGCTTTATGCGCCTTGATGATGATCCGCTTACAGACGGTCGTCGTGCACCATACATTTTAACAATTGACGAGTCCAGTTCAAAGGTACTGGCACTACGCCGCAACTGGGAAGCTAACGATGAAAAACTCGAAAAACTGGATTGGTATGTTGAGTTCAAGTTCATTCCTTGGCGTGGTGCTTATGCTATTGGCCTTCCCCATCTTATTGGTGGCCTCTCTGCTGCTCTTACTGGTGCTTTACGTGCTCTGCTTGATGCTGCTCATATCAACAACAGTCAGACAATGCTTAAGCTCAAAACTGGACGAGTTTCTGGCCAAAGCGACCGAATTGAACCCACTCAAGTAATTGAAGTAGAAGC